TTCTTAGGACGACCGCGTCCTTTTTTTGGTGCATCTTTTTTTGCTTCAGCGCCTTTATCTTGTTTGCCGATTTTATGACCATATTGGTCACGAACATCTTCTTTACCGTGACTAGTACCATAGGTACCTTTGTGTACTGTTGTACCTTCTGCTTCGTTCAACTGGTCTAGTTGTGATAATAAACTTTTGAAATCCATTTTATGTTCCTTTAATTATTTACTTGCGCCAGTTGCGGGCTTTGCCGGGCGTTTGATTGTACTCATTGGGCTCTTAATTCCTCTTGGATCATTATCCAAGTATGGCTTGAATGGATCAAACGCATCAGGAGTTTTCTTAGCATCATATGGTATATCAATCTTAGAATCTTTTGCTTGTGCTTGAATAGACTTCAAATATGAATCACCGTAGTTTTTGCTTGCTTCTTTAGCACCAGGTTGTTCTTCTAGTTCAGGATGTAGTAACAATGGATTGTGATCCATTTCATTAGCATAACCTGCTGCCTCACTATTGATGCTGTTATCATAGTCAGATGAAACGACACGAACCATATCAACTTGATAACCTAACAATTGTGCAATCTGTTGAATCATTGGCTCTGTCGCTGGGTAGCGAAATTCTGCTTTAATGATTGTAACACTTTGATTGCTCAAATTAGGAAATCCATATGGATCTTTTTGTATTGGTGTGCTAGTAGGCTCGCCAATTTTAACTGGATCAAACTTCTTTAAGTTGTACTTAAACAAGTCGATAAAGTTTTTATCAACGTCTCCCGCAATTTTAATAGTGTAGTTGTAAGTGTGAACACTCTCTACGATGTATTGTTTTAGGCTCTTCATTTCTTATTCCTATATTCTGTATTTATCATTTATCGTCTGTTTTAGCAGCCAACATCTTAAGCAGTTCATTACGGTCTAAACTCTTACCTTCTCCCAATGGAGTAGCTTCAATTTCTTCGGTTTTTCCTGCGGCTTTTTGATCTAGACCAGCTTTTTTAAGCTGTAAGTCAAGCATTTTTAGCTTCTTGTTAATCTTTGCTGTCTTAGCTGTAATAGCATGTCCTAGCATACTACTAGCACTATTGAATATCTCACTAGCAAAACGACTATCAACTTGCATACCCAAATCCATCAAGTCTTTGTAGCTGTTTGTTGCCATGCTTGCTAACTCATCCATCTCAGTATCAGCTACTTCTAATCCACGTACTTGAGGTAGTGCATTCTCAATCTTTTCTAATGTATTGAGTGCGTCTGTTGTTATTTCTTCAGCCCTTTCAGGCATAGAAATAGTCAAACCTCTAGTTTCATCTTGAGGTAGTTCAAATAGTTCTTCAAGTTTTTTGGTCATGAAAGTATTTATTTACTTTCGTTTACCGTTGTAGAAAAGGTCATCTTCTGTAATGACTCTAAATGTATAGCCTTGACTTTTACAATATGCCATTGCCGCATGCCACTTAGCATGATTAATTGCTACTACCATTCTGTCTTTTGCATTAGCAACTTTGCTTTCAATAATACTTTGTTTCTTTGGTTTAATCTCTACTACTTCTGCTATCTGTTTACCAAACTTGTTTTGATAGACTACAAAGAAGTCAGGAATATAATTCTTGGCTTGTCCTGTAAGTGGATTACGATAGGGAACTGATATAGCTTCACTGGCCCAGTATAACACACTATTGTTGTTATCACAGAAATTCATAAATGTAAGTTCCCAACCACTACGATATCTAGGCTGATGTTTCCCTACGTATTTCTGGGGATTCTTGGGAGCAAATGTCCCTTGTGCGTACTTAGCCATTATGTTACAATGTTTCTAGCAACAGCTTCATTGGGTTGCGGTACTGTACCAAAACCATATATTGACGTTTTAGATTTAAAGCTATTCAAATAATAAGCAATAACTGTGTTAGTTTCAAGTTGTGTTTTACCTTGAATGTACGTTAATAAATCTAGTACAGAGATTTGTGTTTCTTGTGCTATTCTAAACAGATAGACAGTAAAGTTACCTGCTATTTGTATAGTGTCACAAGTGCTCTTAAAGTATGAAAATACAATATCATACTCACTGGCGTTAACGATTAAATCAAATGAATAGAATTCATCAAAAATCTTAACTGTTTGGTCTGTGCCTGAGCGTGAATCGATAATTTGTGCCATATAAATCTCCGTAGAGTATTTATACTATTATCTACTACCGGGTGTAGTTTGTCTGCCTGCATTCGATACAGCAGTATTAATTCCTGTACCTGTTGTAACACCTGTTGCAGTGATTTGTGCCGGAGCACTTAATCCTAAATTAGGGGCGCCTGCTGTATTGTTTGGACTTGTTCCAAAACCAGGGTAATATGAATTTGTTCTTACTGCGCCTGGCAATTGTTGTTGTACACTTGATGCTAACAATGAGTTTAAATCCTGTGTTGCAACTTGCCTTAAATTCTTATTTTTAAATGTATTATATGCTGTGCCGGCTGTACGAATAGCACCTAATATGTTATTATTTGATAAGTCATTGATGAACCCACCTGCCGCATCAATTAAACCACCCTGACCTAATATACTAGCATTTGCACCGGGTCTATTGATAGGACTAGGTGTTCTATCGTAGTTAGTTTCAAGACCAAATCCAGTAACAATATTACTCGGTGCTCGACCGTCTAATGCGCCTTCGGCATATTTTACTGTTTCATAATCAATAGTCATTGTGTTAGACATTGTACCGTTGCCTTGAGCGTAATCATATGTGTCATGGTTAAACGCAGTAATTACAGGATTTATTAATGTATATTGAATGAAGTTATGTTGATTCATTCCAAAGATTTGAATACTCTTAAAGAAAGGAATCTTACTTATACCTTGATTTGATTGACTAGTTGTACCTGATTGCTGACTACTTTCGCCAATGTAGCCCCAGTCTTCGTCACCTGCAATATCACCATCATATAAATTTCTTCTGTTGAAATTTACTGAACCTGTATTATTACCGTTAGTTGTTTGTCTACCTGCACTTGACACTACGGGTTTATCTGCATCTTTAAAATAATACGTATAGTAATTATACCACATATCATTTATAAGATTGCCGTTGTCGTCATGGAAAACAACGTTAATAGGTTGATATTTTATTTTGGTTTGTACTAGTCGCTTACGATTATATTGATTTAATGTAGCTGTATCAATTGTATACTTAGGCAAATCAATTGTTTTTACGGCTAAGCCAAAATTGGCACCCTGCGATATACCTTTAGAGTATACAGCAGGATTGATTTCAAAGTATACGTGAAATAAGAACTTGAATTTAGGGGCATACTGGTAAGAGTTAGCCCTAAATGTTTTTGCGGCATGAGTGTAATCTCTTACATAATCATTGCCAAAGAATCCTTTGGCAGTATCTGTTAACAGATTTTGAAAAAATCCACTCATGCGATGCCTTAACTATTAACCTTGACCAGAACCGATACCAGTTACGATTGAACCACCTATTACACGACCGATGTTTGTACCAACACCAGAACTCAATGGTGATTGAACTGCATTATCAAATCTGATTGTCATCGCAATTTGTACTACTTCGTTTGTACCGTAGTTCAAGTTATTGTAGTTTGCTTGTTGCAAGAAGCAACCATAGCATTCCCAAGTTTCTAATACTACTGGTGCCGCTGTACCATTGCCACCATCTAAGATTTCAATGTTCGTTTGGAACTTATAGTCTTGACCAGTTGCCGCAGATGCCTGCTCAACAAAGTCTAATTGTTTTTGTAATTGCTGTCCAACTAACTTAGATACTTGACCTTGTGCATCATCTCTAACGTTAACTGTTAATGCTTGCCATTCATGACGTCCAGCAAGATACAATGTTGAGTTGTAAACTGGTATTGTGATTTCACCGAAACTAACTTGAGGACGTGTGATATCTACAACTTGTTTAGTTAATTCAATAGTCTGACCAACACCAAAATTCAGAAAGTTAACTCTGAAACGGTATTGTAATTTGGGCATCAACAAGCCTTGGTTACCACCAGCGTTATCGCTAGCTACGGTCATGTTGAACAATGATTGTGAGGCTGTTGCCATTTTTTAATCTCCTGTATACTTATTTATCTTTAATGTAGATACCCCTTTCGGGGTATCTTTTACACTGTACCTGATATCTCACCTGTGTTTAGAACACGAACTGGGATGTAGATGAATTCAGCAGCCTTAACTGGCTCAATCGCAACATCAATCCATAATTCATTTCTATCTATACGAGCCGGTGTATTGTTACTTTCGTCACAAACAACCAAGTAATCGTATAGACCACGTTTAGCAACTAAGTCAACTAACAATGTTTGTACAACACCTGCAATCTCGTTGCGTGTTAGTTGGTCGTTAGGTTCGAATACGAACGGACGAGCCGCAATAGTCAACTGACGGCGTACATAGTTAACCAAACGTGCAACGTTGATTCTATCTAATGCACTTTGTGAATTGAAACTATTCTTGTTACCATAGTTCAACAAGCCAACACCAGTGAAGAATACCATTGGGTTGATTTGGTTGATGTATAGTACATCACGGATTCCAATACGTGTCTTGATTGGTTGAAACTCACCTGTTGTACGATCCAAGTAACCAATGTTCAATGCATTGTCAATGTTACCACGGCGTGTACCGGCTGGAGCTAACCAAGGATAAGCCACTGTATCATTACGCAAGAATGTACGCAACATCATGTGTGATGCTGGAACAACAACTTCGTTACCTGACAAGTCATTTGCAATTCCACTTGGATAGAATAGACCCAAGTATGTGTTACGAGTTACTAGGCCAGCTTCGCCTGTGCTTACAGCACCTGCATCATTATTAGCCCATGCTTGAATGTCAGTAGCACTATCAGCAAGACCTAATGGAGTATCACCAATAATATAACCTGTCTCACCACGATCCGCATTCAATACAACCATGTTAGGTTGTAGTTCTGGATAGTTAGGAGTAGCCATCAAGTTGAAGTAGTTATCTTCATCACGGATCGCAGTGTTAGTATCGATAGAAGCACGTAATGCTTGTACGACCATAGCACGTTGTGCATTTCTGCCCATGTATGCTACACCATCTGCGTTGTTACCACTTACTGATACCCATGTATAACTGAATGCTGGTAAGTTGTTAACGTTAGTTGGTGTTGATGGATTATATGCACCTGCGTTAGGATAGTTTGCACTTGTAAAATAATTTGTTCTAAATTGTTTAATGTTATATCCCGAACGGCGTGTATTGAATAACATCATACCTTGTGGGTATAATGTTGCGACCGGTGCGTCTAAGTCAACATAATTACTTGTTAGCATTGACTTGATTGTTGGAATAGGATCATCAACTGGGTTGATAGAAGCATTTGAACCCCAACGTGCGTCGGCGAATAATACACCGTTCTGACTTACTTGGTCAGTTGTGTTAATTAGAACCCATTGATTAATCCCACTAACTGCTTGCCAGCGATAGATTACTGGATATACTTCTAAATCACTTGTGTCAATCCATAAGTCACCGTATGATAGAGCAGTGCCGTCACTTTGTAATGTTGGTGCTGTGGCTGCAATAATAGGACCATTTGGATCAGTAGTATTTCCACCAGTTGCTGCCGGGTTTCCGTTGCTGTCATATGCAGTAGTACCATAACCTACCCATGCACCACCTTTTTGAACCATAATATCTACTTGATTAGTGACAGAATAGAACCAGTTTGTGTTATTAGTCGGCGTTGATACTGGTGCACCTTCATTACTTGTATAAGTAAATTCTACCCAGTTACTTAATTGTGTATTATAGGTACTAATTGCTGTTCCAGATTGATACGCTATGCCTGATATAGCTGTTGGTCCGGGCGCGCCAGGGCCGCCTATTTCAGTAACTACTAATAATAAGTTATTTGAACTAGTACCATTTAATGATGTACCAGCAATAGTAAGAACATCACCTACTGCATAACCACTGCCTCCAGTGAAAATGCCCGTGCCAGTTAAGGAATATGAACCGTATCTAGCCTGAATGTTGAATGTGGCTCCTGTTCCACTGCCACCTGTACAAGCTTTATTAGCCCAACTATATAGATGTGCCAATCCGTATTTAACACCAGTAGTTGTTCCTATTGTTAAACCCATTTCAGCAATAACACCACTGCTTACGTTCAATGATATATCATTCAACAATATTACACCACCTTCAGTATGTGTTAGTGAAATTGCACCATCAGCGGCAACACTTGCTATTGTATTTGGTATACCGGCTGCTGACCATGCTGTTACAAAATCAACTGCATCTGCGCCAGAAGCTAATGTAACTGTGTACACAGATGATAAAGCAGAACTTCCTGGAATACTTACTTGTACAGTAAGATTTCCACCGGATGTGAATACAGGTGCTGTATTCTCACATGTTACTACTGTAGGTCCGGTTGCAATGCGCTCCCATAGATAATACGGGGCAGTTGACAAGTTTCCAGTAAAATTATATTGACCGTACACTGTACCTGCAGGGATTGCTTGACCACCAGTTGCATCTACTGACGCAATTTGTGCCCAGTCAGAATTAGCCTGAGTTATATTTCTTGCTACCCAACTTGCAGTAGCAGTGTTATATTGAGAAACACTAGGATATAAACCATTACCAGAAGTACCAATTTTAATCCATACAGAACCAGTAGGTCTTGGTGTAGTCTGACTACTAGCCCATAATGGCATTTGAGCAGACGTTCCGTATGTTACAACAGGCTGATTATATGTACCATTAGCAATACCACAATCTGCTAAAGGAGTGTTAGTACCATCAGTAAGCTCAATGTATGGAGTTGCAGATCCTGAAAGTATTTGATTTGATAAAATTTGTAATTTACCACTAACTACTCTAGCAGTTACAGTTGGGGTGTCCAAATCATTAATTGCCGTTGCTATATCAGCAACTGTTGTACCACTCACCGTCACCGTTGCTGAATATAGACCACTTACATCTATTGTGAAAGTACTTGATGTAATTATTACTGGGTTAGAAGTAGAACCTTGAACAGTAGGGATATCACTTCTCCATGAGCCGCCGCCTAATGTAACCCAAGAATTATTTGTTGTTTTATAAAAGAATGTTTTACCAGCTGGATCAGCGGGTGACGTAGTTGATTGTAATGCGTTGATTGCGTAATTACCAATACTACCTATACTATCTAGTGGTACACCACCTGATAATGATGCAGTATCAGTTATAACAATAGGAGTTTGTAATGTGAATGCACCAGTAGTCTGATTGAATGCATATATACCCCATGTTGAAGTTGTGCTATCTAACCAATAAGTGCCATTTGCAGGATCGCCTGTTGGACGACTTGTTTGTCCAACTAAGCTAGCTAAATCAATATCACAACGTAAAACGTAGCAACGATTAGTTACACCTAGCAATGAATATGCCGCTAATAAACCATATTCGTTTAATTCATAACCTTGAATTGGTGTACCATTTGTTGTTGTATAGAAGAAAGGTGTACCATATAAGCTTACTAAATCACGTTGACTTGTTACTTGATATAATTTGTTTGCGTTAGCAGCCGTAGTTGCTGGAGCAACCCCTGTACCAGTAGCATTTGCTTTATTCTGAGCAGTTGCTAATAGAACTAGAGGGACTGAATTTGTTGGGGCTGGAAGATACTGACTTTGGTCTGTGATCGTTACTTCTACGCCTGGAGATGTTAATGCCATTTTGTTTTTTCCTTTATGTAAAATTATGAGGTTTACTACCTAAAATGCATACTATTATTTAGTAGAAAAATCAAAAAAGACGGTATTACCGTGCCTTCGAAGGTTCTCGCTAAATAATAGATGCTAAGACCTATATGTAAGACATGCGGAAAGAATCACTGTGCAGTGAATTACATCCGTGAAGGTGTTACACACTATCGTAGTGGGTGTGACGAATGCGGCCGTAAAAAGAAAAAACTAAAGGCTAGAACGCCTAGATGGAAAGCCGCAGGATATAAGAAAAAAGCCACATGTGATTTATGTGGCTTTCGTAGCGTGTTCTCCACACAGCTTACAGTCTTTCACATTGACGGTGACTTAGATAACTGTAAACTAACTAACTTACGTACTATATGTCTTAACTGTGTTGAAGTGGTTAAGAAGAAAGACGTTACTTGGAAGCGTGGCGATTTAGAAGTTGACTATTGAGTTGACTTGTCTGTGCAAATCATCAATCGTACCGTTGTTGTCAATATAGTAGTCGTAATCCAACCCTACACTAGAATATTCACTAGCATGTACTCTATTTCTGACTAGTTTGGCTTTACTCAAAGACCAATACATATTACCGTGTTCACCCTTATTGTAACTTACTGCGGCATCATACCATTCTGGTGGTTGACCTCTAGTAACTCGCATAGTAATTCCACCTATTTCTTTAATAGATTTAATCTCGTTAGCGAATCTACAATCAGTAATTACAATGTTCTCATCAGATTGGCGTAGTTTGTTTTCGACACTTGCTACCCAAATGTCATTGTGAAATCCATTACGACATACTTCAGTTCCCCAGTATTGTAATACCCATCTAGGTGTAATTTCCATACCTAAACGATTACTCCACCACTCATCTTTTTGTTCACGCCATAATCTACTAGCTTTAGTAGAACCCTCTAGATATTCTCTGTTCCAGCCAAATACACTAGATACTGCATCTTTTAATGAGGATGCAAAACTCATTCTTTTAAATCCGTGAAATGTGCAAAGATAGTCAGCAATAGTGTCTTTGCCAGATCCGATCAATCCTGTAACGCCGATAATCATAAAAAAACTCCCGTAGTACTTAGTATACTACAGGAGTCTTATTAAGTAAAGAGTTATTTTACCCTTGTATCCAAGTCAACGGTTGACTGTAATCTACATAGCGTTTCAACTCATCAATGAGTGCTTCTTGCAGTGCTTTAGATTCTGCTTTCATAGCGGTTCCATTCAACGTTGTTCCACCACCTGGTCCAGCAATTGTTCCAAACTTCTCACGTGCCTCACCAATAATTCCCTTTAATACGGCGTATATAAAATCACCGATCCAAACACCTGCGCCTGGGTCTTGTAACAATACTTCTTCAGTACGTTGTACATCAGCCCAGACTAAGACACGTTCACCTGATGCCTTAGGATCACGTACAATACGTAATACTTTGGTAACAGGGTCGAAAGTGTAGACTACATAGCCACCGAACATACGGGCGGCTAATTCAACATAACCTGCATAGAAATCGTATGTTGCCATACCGCCTGCATTGTTATAGTTTAATAGGTAAGTGTTTAGAATAGCACTACTGAATGGGTCGAAACTGCTAGAACCCGGTCCTGTTTCTAGACCAACTGTACGTCTGTACAAACATCTAACATTGATAAATTCTTGAGGTAGTGTATATGTGTCAACGTTTTTAATGGTAGTCATTAAAACGTATGCTTCCGAAGTAGAGTTCTGCGCTCTTTGACGATATGTTTTTATTGTATAGTTATAGGCCGCTTCATAGTGTTGCGGATCTAATTCTAAGTCAATAATACCGTCACCTAAACGATATCGTATATTATCGAATAGGGCTTGCTTCAACTCCGATAGCACCATGCCGTTGGGAGTAGAAAGTATGTTTGTTGCTAATGTTGGAATAGTCATATTGGTTACCTGATATTGTATTTATCAGGTAACCACATGTATTAGATATCTCCGGCTTTTCGATTCTCACTATAATGAGCATCAAAACTACCACCGGGATAGCGACTTTCTAGCTTGCGAACATTCTCATCAATAACGTCATTTGGGTCAAGATTTAATGCTCTACACGCATTAATCCAGTACCACATAACATCGCCTAGCTCTCGCTTCAAGTGGAATACTTCTGCTTCAGTTAGTGGTTTACCCTGAAAAAACATCTTCTTGGGCACTTCGATAAACTCACCACCTTCAGCCGCTAATCCAAGACAGGCTGTTAGTAATAGTGGAACGTTGATATCAGGTCCATGCACCCCGTCACCTGTGTAGTTGGCGTCAAGTTCATCACACCGATTCATGAATGTAGTCAAGTCATTACTTGCTTTACTAGTAACGGCTTCTACAAAATCTTTGTATTTGTTTAAATCAATATTGCTCATTGTTGCATTGTCCTGTCAGTTAGAATTAAAAATGCAACACCAAGGTGCATTAATGCGGAACCATAGTTCTCATTTACAATAGTCACTATTGCTGATATTATTGAAAATATTACCAATGCCCAACCAATTGGTTTACGATTGACGCTAAACCATAATAGAAATTTTTGAATCAAATTCATTTTAGAATGCCTTTAAAATAATCATACCTTCATTAAAGCGTCCGTTCGGTGTTGTAGCGACTGCTTTAATATCATTGAAATATTTACGTGCAGCCGGTTTGCTACCCATAATTTCCTTCAATTGTTCTGCGGGTTTTCTTAATGTTTTAATCTCTGACTTTGCCGTATCAAAGCCGAGTAGCGTATTACCTTTAACAGTAAATGCTTTACTGTAATCATCGGCAATGTAGTGATGCAATTTGCGCTTTGCAGTATCATAAACCCATGCCTCACTTGCACCATGTAGTTTAGTAGGATGAATGCTAATCAAATCAAGTTTAGTAGCAGTATCTTTGAATGTTTTATTGCTCAATAAATTTGAGTACATTTTTAATTTGTGTTTTGTTAAGATAAGTGTAGCCCTCAACCAATTGCTTATCTACACCTTTAAGCAATTCTTCAAATTCATTTTGTTTCTTTTTCCACACTTCAGTCAACAAACTGATATGTTGTGGCATGACATTCTTTTTAGCAACCTCATCCATTGGACGTAATGTGTGTTTTGTAGGTGCACCTGATGTAATGAATTCATCAAACAATCCTTCAAGTTCACCTGCGGCATCACGTGCCTTTTCTTTCAGAATATCCTGAATGTTAGGTCTTGTTGATACCTCAGCTTCTGCTTTAACTTCTTCAGGCTTGTGAACAATCTTTAATAGACGGGCAATCTCGTTATTAAGTGTCAGTTCTTCATGCTCAGTCAATGTTAAGCCACGTAATTGCATACGTGCTAACCAGCACAATGTCAATAAGAATTCATTTTCGTGAATCTTACGCATAATCTTTGCGTCTGCTGGTCTGTTGTTTAAATCCAAATATTGGGAAAGCAATTCTTTTGCATCTTTTTTCCCATAAAAACGATGATACCAAGTAAAACTACGCATCAATGCGACTCTACGCTTGTCCTCATCCGGTTGAAGCACAAACAATGGTTCATCCCCATAATGCTGTACATCTGCATCCCTCGGGGTCAATGCTTTAACTTGACTATGGTCTTCTGAATTGCGTTTACGTGTTGCCATTAGGCACTCCTTTGTATTGATTTAGCTATTATAGCATAACCCATATTTATTGTCAACCTTAGGATTCAAGCGTAGGGCATTGCGATAAATACTATTATGCCAAAGTTATCCTTATACCGCCCAAATAAACAGAATGATTATCGTTTCTTTGAT